GACTTGATCCATTTTTTTCATCTCAAGTTTAGCATTGATATCTTGTAAAACCGGGAATCCAAAAGGAATTGCGAATGGTTCGTAATCTTGCTTTTTGTAAAAACTATATGAAATTCTATCGTTTTCTAGATTAATTTTTAATCCGTCTTTGAAATATGCACCATCTTTAATTAACTTTTGTGTTTCTGGATCTAATGCTTCGAAAATTTGTTTATCATCATCATTCTTTGGATTTGCCAATCTTTCCATATCAAATTCAGATAAAATTTTGGCATACGCACCATCTTTTGTATTGAATACCGTACTTCTTTTAGCAACAATTTCAAATGGATTTAACAAAATATACTTTAATGGAAACTTGTTTTCGCTTGGTGTTTCTGAAATGTTTTTAGAAAACTTCTTAAAATCCTCTAAACTAAACTTACCATCTATGCGATATAAGAATATGTTACCACTCCTATAATATTCTCTGAAGTATTGATCTTTTAAATCCCAAAGTTTAATTTTAGTAAATAGTTTATCAAAAAAATCTCTTGAATTAGCGTTGCCACCTTCTAGATATATTTCAGAATTTGCAAACTCAGACATCATATCAACTGTATTTCTAAAAATTGGAACATTTGCGTAAGCTTTTTGACAAAGTTCAATAGCCTCTCTGACATTAATTCCATCTGAAGATAATTCATATGGTAGCAACCCACCCCTAATTTGACTGTATTTATTAAGAGGTTGTACTACAGATGATCTATTTAAACGGGTCGATGTATTGCCTCCTCTTGCTGCGCTTGCGCTTGAACCACTTCTTTCATACGCTAAAGAAACATGATACGCTTCTCCCATTGCCGCTGGCTCTACGTTTTCTTGTGCTTGTGCTACATTTTGGATTTTATTAAATTTATTCCAATAATTTGATTTTTTTGTATATTTTCTAGGCATAATTTATATTATAAAGTCCTTTACACAACTTTAAAGTAACTTTGACAACTTTTCTACAGAAACATTGGTGTGAATGTAGAATTTGATTCTGCCGGCATATCCATCATATCGTAATATATGTTCATACCCCAGTTACCTAGTACTAAAGCGGAATAAGAGTCTTTTCTGGGTCTATCGGCTCCCTTTTGCCTTTTTAAATTACTAGGTAAATCAAAGTTTTGATTACCTCCAGCAGATGTTGTAACTTGTACAAGTGCACATTCTGCTTTTGTTAAGTCTAACATATCTTTCTGATGTTCTATAAACTCAATCATTTTGGCGCCAATATTTTTTTCATCTTCATATTTTGAAAACTTTAGCTCTTTTATTGGTATTCTTTTAGCTTTTTGTATTGAATAATTATCGTCCATAGCAGAGGCTGCAAAATAAATTTTCTTTCTATCGAAAGATGTTTGCAACATTTCGTTTGCTGTTCTTATCCAAGATGATGTAGGTTTTCTTAAATTACATATAACCCTTTCATTTAAATTATAGCTTCTTCTAGCTTGTTTTAAATCTTGATGATAGTTTTGAGGGTTATTAAAATCAGCTTCGAAACAACCTATATTTATCTTTTCTTTCTTAAATATATCGCTTTCATTACAAGAATTAATAAATTGAACACCACCATTATAGTCTCCTGCAATCATAATTACGTTAAAGTGGTCTAATAAATACTTAAAATAAATTATATGCTTTTTTAAGTTGGTTCCTGGTAAAGCGTAACTATGCACAATTACCCCCTTCTTTTGTTCTGGCAACAACTTAATTACTTGTATAGCAAAATCATCAGATGTTTCAGATTCAGACCACGATGGGTCAAAAGCTAATATGTATTCAGCTCCTGGCTCACCAGCTACTTCTACACAAGGGGATTCTCCATCAACGATTGTACAATCTGCCATTTTGCTTATTTTAAAATAACCAGCACTATCATCTGTAAACTGAGCGTTAAATTCCCTGTCTATTTGAGATTGACTCATAGAACCTTTAGCTTGTGTGATCAAGTTTTCGTCATATAAAGCTTTGGGTGCGGCGTCATAAGAAAACTGCATAATACATCTTCTACCTTGATTTTTAGCACCTGGATTGAAAATCATATTCTCGTATGTTTGATATAACTTGTATAAATACTCAAACTTGTAACATGCAGATGACAATCCAATCATTTTATTGCTTGGCCATTCTGTTCTTTCTTCTTCTGTCATTTTGCCCGCTTTAATCATTTGATCTTCAGCGTTTTTAATTTTTTGTCTTTCTGTTGGGTTTTCTACAACAGCCAAGAACGGCATGATCACTTCGTTGTAAATTTTCTCTGGCATCAAAAGTAACTCATCCACAATAATTCTTTGGAAACGAAAACCACGAAGCTTTTCACCATCACCCAAAGGTAAAGCTGTTATACGACTCTTGCCAATCTGCATAGACCATTCGTCATTCGATTTGGTTACCTTACCGATGCATTGTTGAAATAGTTCCGCTTTACTGTCTTGTGCTATATCCTCTATCTTTCGGAATATCATTTTAGACTGACGAAATGACTTAGATATAATACCAATATGTACTCCTTGGTTTAACATAGCGTCTAACAGCGCAAAAATGCCCGTAGAAAAGGATTTTGACATACCACGAGACCATATGCCCAAAAAGTAATCATTCTCCATCATAGCCTTTACAGCCATATGTTGAAATGGAAATAATTCTATACCAGTTAAAAGTTCTGTTGTGAATGTTATGTTTTCTTTTAAAAATTTGTACAACCAATACTTCGCCTTGTTGTCTTCAAGGTATCCCTCAAGTTCTAAAACTTGTTCATTGACGTTTTCCCTTTGTAGGGGTTTTTGATTACCTGCTTCCCAAGACATTTTCTTTTTCTATGTAATATTGGATATCCGTTTCCCAAAGTTCTTCTCCCAAAGCTAATAACTTTGGAATAATTAATTGGCTTTGCTCTCTACACCTAGTGAACACGAATTGACACTTTCTAGGAAACTCGTGTTGAAGTTTTACCATATTTGAAAAAGCCCAGTTTAAACTAGATGGTCTTTTACCAGGAAAGTATTGTTTATACATCTCTCTTATTTCTTTTTCTATCACGATATACATATAACCATCAACACTCACACATCTTTCCATTTCTCTCCTAAATCTATTAAAGCCCTTACCAAAAGTTCCCAGAAAGTCTGTTGGGCTTTTTCTATCTACAAAAGTATTATTAAAATCTTCTCCAGCTAAAGTATAATCACCAAAGTCTAATTTTAAACTTTCAGAATTTTTAAAATGCAAAGGTTTTTGTTCTCGAGTATCAACAAACACTTTGACGTCAAAATCATCAAAAAACTTTTTAGTTAAAGGTTTTTTTAGAAGTGGTTCTATACCTATTTCTGCACAAGCTTTATTGTATCCACCATAATATTTTTTATATATGTCGATATCTGGTAATTTGGTTTTATATAACTCTAAATGATTTGGGGCATATTCCCAGTTTTTCATTTTAATTCTTTCGGCTAAAACTTTTAAAATATAACTTGTTACTTCAAATTTATCAGACTTTTCGCACCACTCCCTCATTTGATTTCTGTTAGCAAAGTCGGTAGTAAAGTATTGTTCTTTCTTTCTGAACTGTATTGGGTTACCAGTAAGTTTATTAAACCTGGGATAGTGTTTTACGTAATAATCAGCTACATAAAAACCGTGCTTCTTAATATGAGCATGTAAAGCTTTTTCAGAAGCAAAGTCTTCTCCACATTCTTTGCACTTATAAGACATCTTCAATACTTATTCCTAAAACCCTTGCTTTCCAAGCCGCCATACCCTCTAACCTTTGAGCTTCTTCTTTGATCAACTCCTTTTGCATTTCTGCTATGCGCACCATATTTTTGCGCTCTTCTTCCTCTTGAAACAACTGAACAATAGATAAAAATGAAGCAGTTTCTTTTGCTTTATTCTTCATTCTTTCTCCACGATCTCCTTGTAGTTTTTTAGTTAAATTTTCAATACGACTTTCGCATTGATGGTATTCAGAACTTTTTGCTTTAATAATTTCAGCCAACCTTACTGTCATTTCGTCTTGATCGTCAGCAGACTCAAACATGTCGTTTAGTTTTTGTAGATGTGAGGTAATTAACTCTAAATTAATTATTTCTTTGCATACATTCATGTAAAGATTTAATTCATCTGGAGTCAAATCTGGCTTGTCCCAAGTTAGTCGAATAAATTCTTGTTCAAATAATTCTTTGTCTCTAAGGCTTATATAATTATTAACGATAGCTACAAATCTTGAATTATTTAAATTAGTTCTCAATTTTTCGCAACAAATTGTTTGTTGTCTAGACATTCTGTTTTCTTCCAAACCATAGCCAGTTGAATCATTGATTTTTTTAATTATTCTTGAAATGGCGTGAGGAGCCACATAAGAAGGCGCTTCTTCTTCTTCTGATGGAACCTCTTCTCTGTTTATTGTTAAAATATGCTCGTGAACGGTTCTTTGTTCTTTGCTTAAATTTTTTACAGAGTTTCCAAATAATTCTTTTGCTATCTGCAAAGATGACCAACCTGCGTCAACTCTCTGTTCTATGATATTTTTTTGTTCTTGAGTTAGTTCTATAGATTCTACTTTTTGGTGTTTTGTTGTTTGAACTTTTAAACCATTTTCTGCTAAAAATTTTGTAACAGATCTACCCTCTTTTGATCTACCATCTAAAGAATCATCATCAAAAACTATTTTTGTTATGTCAATGATATTTGGATTTTTTTCAAACTCCTCTAAAATTTTTTCTTTTTGAATGTCTGATAAATCTATCATAAAATATCCTTTTCTTCTAATATGGCTTTAACTTTAATTTGAAATATTTTTTTTAAATTTTTAATTTGTTTGTACCCAGCAGATCTTTTTTTCTCTGTTGTTTTGTATCCCAAATAATTTGCCACTTTTTCTTCAGAGTGATTTTCAACAAAAAGCATTCTAAATGCTGTGTATTGCTTTTCAGTTAAATGTTTTTTTAATTCTTTTGCTACTTTTTCTGTAGCTATATCCAAATCCACAAAATCATCGCGTCTTGCTTGTATCTCATTGGTGTGATTTTCTATTGTTACTGCTAGTTTTATATCATATGCAGATTTTTTTCTTTTTTCCCAATCGGCATATTCTGAACAAGAATTATCTTGAACATTACTTTTTGTTATCTGGCAAGATGTACCGCCCATATTATACTTACATTTAAGACACGGCCTTACAAAATTACCGTAGTGATTTCTTAATAAGTTTTTAAATTGATTAGAAACAACTCTACTGAGCCATGGCTCTATCGCTTTTGACTGATCCCAAAGATGCCATTTTTTGTAAATGTGGGTCATGATAATTTGTTTGATATCATCATAGTCAACGGATGGAACTGCATCCAAATCCCATTTACTCCTTTTGCTTTCTAAAGCTTTTTCAATTTCTTGAAGCTTGTCTTCAAACTGGAACATTTATAAATCTTCTATTCTTTTTGTATTATTCTTCTTTCGTGTTGGCGGGGTTTTTCCAGCCAAGGAGCCTATGTTTTGAATAATATTAGAACCAAAAGTATCTATCTCATATTCTAATTTAGAAATTTCTGGAACAAACTCAGCATCAGTTTCATCATCAGCTATCGCTTTTATTTTTCTCGTTGAATTTACGTTACGATCAATAGGCTTAGACTCATTTACATGAGCAACACCCATTGCCTCTCCGCAATTAGAGCAAAATTTTGGGGGGCTGAACTTGTATTCAACTTTAGTACCACATTCAGAACAAAACTTAATCATATCTAATAGTAAATTTAATTAGACTTTTTTAAATTTTATTTCAACGGTTGAATAATTGTCATTTGTCCCCTAGCTAAATCTCCAGCTGTAAGACTGACGTTTTCTGAATTCAATGTTCCATTTAAAGTTAATGTGTGCATAGTGCCTGTTTGATTGCTAATAGTTAGGACTGGACTCACGTGAAGACCACTTGTGATTGGTACTAAGTCTTCAATATTATCAGCTTGAATTTGTATTGATTGTTGGGCACTAGTAAATATAACTGTTGGGTTGTAGCTTCCTATTTCATAAATTGGAGTATATTGAGCTGAGTAACTATAATTAACATTTTCAAAAATACCTGCATCTGTTAAATTACCTGTAAATGCACTATAGACTCCGTGAGCTAATTTATCTATATCTGGATCTGGAACATGATTTGATACAGTTTGTTCTGCTAATTTTGCGTTAGTTGCTTGGGTTGTTAAGGTATCCTTAAATGGAAAATATCCAACAAAATCACACTGAGCTACAATAGGCGCGTATGGAGATATTGTGAGATTAATTGAATTTAAAAATAATCCACTTAATTCTATACCATTGCCATGGTCTCCAATAACAGCTGTTGTTCCTAATCCCGTTTGACCTGTAAAAAGAAATGGATCAAATTCCCCATGTTCTAAAAAACAACTAAATGAAAGAGAGATATTTGGAGGTCCTGCCATTCGTATATCGTTTCTGTCTGCCGCTTTACCGAGTAATTTTTGTGTTGTTAAAGCTGGAGCATAACTAAATTGAGCTTGAGTTGCGGCTACTGTTAAATTACTTGCTGCGTTTTCTGTAATAAGGATTGTTGTATCCTTACTATTACTAAATGTTATTGGTACTTGATTATAATTTAAATACGCCATAAATATTATTACACTTATTTATTAAAAATCTGCATAACCTCTGTAACTTAAGTTAGCTACAACG